CTAGCAAAATTTTGGTATCAACCCCCTGCTCTCTGAACAATCGCTCTGATAAAGATCTCTGCTCACAGAATCCCGGGCTTTTTTAAATGCAACGGTTAATGTTGCTGGCTTAACCATCCCGCCGCGCTTAGCTGTCCCTTTCGCGTGATGGTGGTGCAATAGCCACGGACTAAGAACGCAATCGCGGCAGGATGACACCACATCATCCAGGGTGAGATTTAATTTATCGCAACGCAGAGCCAGAGGGATGGCAATCCGGGTTCCTGTTTTTTGCTGTTCGACATGAAGATAACCATCCCGGATATCCGAAAATTGCATTTTGCAAATATCTGAAAGGCGCTGGCCTGTCATCAGTGCCAGCAGCATACCGCGCTGTAAAAAGTAACCATCCTTTTCCGCTGCGTTATAAATCATCATCCACTCATCAAAAGTCAGTCGCTGTCTTGATATCCGCACCTGCGGTTTTTTTGCCGATTCTGCAGGGTTAAAGCCTGGCGGGACATCGCCCGTTTGCTGAGCTTCCCGGAAAACATCGATCAGTACTTTCCTGAAAATTTGTCCCATTCTGTTATGTCCTCTGGCCTTGTACTCTTCCAGTACTGATACCACATCTTTTACGGTTATGGCATCTAACGGTCTGGTGCCAAAACGTTCATCAAATACCCTGAGAGGGGCCGCTTTCTGTTTCAGCGTGTTGAGTTTGATCTCGCCGTTTTCATATCTTTCCTGTTGAATTTTTCTGTAATTATTCAGAAAAATGGTAACGGTTGATGAACCGCCGGTATCACTAATAATTTTCTCCTGCAGACTGAGCATTTGTTCCATTTGCTGCCGGGCAAGACGGCTGTTCGCTTCTGCTGCAATAGTTTCTGCCAGTTTCTGGTCAATACTGCCGAGACCGTGATTTTTGCCTGTTATGGGATGCCTGTAACGCCAGTAAACTTTGTTATTTCTTTTGTCAAAATACGGAGATAATCCCGGAACATCGGTTTTATATTTTCGCGGGCGCGCCATCTTCCAGTATCCTCTTCAAAGCAGGGTGATCTGTGGCGATCACCTCCGGCTTGTTTACCATTCCGACAAAGCGAGCTTGCGGATCCACTCGCCAGCGTCTTCCAACTTTTTTGGGGAGAGGAAATATCATTCCGGCTTTAGCGTATTTACTTAACGTACTCGGAGTAGGGACCGGTTCACTGAATTCCTCTTTTGCCCACTCAGTGAGCAGAATAAGTCTTGCCATGAGCGTCGTTCGCTAATCATGGTCGCCGCCACTATAGCTGGTGGGCAACGACCGGGGTTGAACATTAAAAATCAGCCTGATTCGGGATCAGTTTTTGCCAGATAGTTGAAACGTATTTTGCCTGGTAACGGGCATCATCCAGCGCATTGTGGCGCTCACCTTCGAATGGAATAGCCGCCCTGGCATCGAAGTCCATGGCTTTTCCCAGCTCAACGATTGTGCGTACATCGCGATCGTTGTAGTAACGCCACGGGCAGGGGATCCCCTGCCGTTCGTATGAACGGCGCAAAATCGTGTTGTCGAAGTTGGCTCCATTTCCCCAGACCTGAACAAAAAATTCGCCGGAGTTTTCGTCGATAAATTCCCGCAATTGCAGCAGTGCATCATCTAACGGGATTTCATCGGTCAGAATGGCAGATTGCGCCTCCCGTGATTGCTTAAGCCACCATTTAATGGTGCCACGATCAATGACTCCGCCAGCAGTATCCATATCGATGGTCTTACTAAATTCCGGCCCCATATCTCCGGTTTGCGGATCGAAAAATATTGCACCTATTGAGATAAGCGGGGCATCGGGATTTTTTCCCATGGTTTCAAGGTCGATCATCATGTGGTGCCACATTCTGCTGGTGGATGTGATTTCTTGATGACCGTTCACCTTAATTGAGTGATCTGCCGTCTCGCCAGTTTCATTATCGCTATCGTGATGCTGATTGCCGCCAGTGTTCTCCTTGTGTGGATGTTCAGCGCCTTCCATTTCCTCTGGATCATCTTCCTGAACTTCAGGCTGATACTCTTCATCGAATGTTTCCTGGTATGTTGCGTCGCCCATTACCGCGCCACAATCAGGGCAGTTGCCGCCGCCGGTCTGACCGCAGGCGGTGCAGACTTTTTCCACTTCCTGTTGCGCCACTGATTCAGGCTGTTTCGTTTCTGGCTCGTTTTGTAACGCATTTGGGCTGTTTTGTTCCGCTTTCTGGTCGTTCTGTTCCGTTTCTTGCTGGTTCTGGTTCACAGAATCGCGGGTCTGGTTCCCCTTAACCCATTTCGGATCATTCGGGTCGCTAATCCCTTCAACAAATTCACCACGTGATACTGCAAGCAGTTCATCGGCGTCAGGCTGGCTGATATTGGCTGCCTGCATAATTTTGTTTACTTCGTCAGCGGTAACTTTTACTGGCTCTGGTTGTGCGGTCGTGTCAGATGCACCAGTATTTTGTTGTGAACCTGAGTATGTACCGTTTTTACGTGCGAAGTATTCCTCTTTTGTGATTTCCGTAGCTCCCAGGGCCAGTGCTTTTTCCAGACCAGAAAGTTTGTTTGCGCGACCGTATTTTTCGCCGTCCTTATCGGTGAAAAGGAAGTAGAACGGTCCCTCACGCTCTACAGATGGTTCGTCTTCCACTTCGCATTCGGTTTTTTCGTTGTCCGGCATTGCCGTTTCCACTGCATCAGTTTCTGGTACTGGTGACGGGAGAGTACCAGCTGTGCCCTGATTTGTTCCTTCGTCATCTTCAAACACGCCCTTGGTAGTCAGGTATTCAGTGATGTATTTGTTCAGTGCTACGGGATCTTTGTGAATGTCGATCGGACGCTCACGGACAAGGCCAAAAATAGTCTGACGGTCGTAGCGAACGGCATCGGGTTGTTTGCGCATTGATGCGGAAATGCGCTTCCAGTCTTCGCGATCTTTGTCGATAACTTCATTTTTTGCCCAGCGATGGATGCTGCCGTCAATGTTTCCGGTATCAATATCGCCAGGCCAGAGAGCGTAGGCCAGTTCTTCATCCAGCGTTTTCCATGTCTGCTTGTATTCGCGACAAATGGCGGCAGTGACTGGGTTGATTTTTCCTGCTGAGTTTTCAGTGTTCTGTTGATTGACTCTGGCGCGGGCGAGATCAACAACAGACGTGTATTTTCCGGTTTCCTTGCGTTCACCTTCGCGACGTTTTTTCCAGATGCGCATCTCTGCCTGAATTTCGGGCCATTTGGCACCAGGCTTACATTTATGCTTAACCCACCCGATGGCATGCAGCTTAAGCTCCGGATACATGGCGTTAACTTCTGGCATTTTCATCAACGCTTCAACGATATGTCCGTCGAATGTTGCCATGTCTTCCTGCAACAATTCCTGTGCGCTAATAACCATATCAACGGTGATGTTTTCACATGTGTCGAACTTAACCATGACAGCGTTCTGTACTTCAGGGGCCAGCTTGTCAAAAGTGACGTTCATCGGATCGGATTCAGTCTCAACCGGGACAAAGGAAGCAGACTCCTCATCCCAGCGGTTTTCCTGCATATATTCAGCATCCCAGGAATCGAGGGCAGGGCGGGGTATACCGGGTTTATCCTCGCAGACAAGAAATTTATAAGCGCAGTCCTGAGCAGCCGGATAATGCTCCAGGAATTGCCAGTGAAATTTTGCGCGGGCGCGACGTTCATCACCGGCTTCAATGGCAGTGGCTACAGCGACGGCACCTTCTTCCTTTATTGCCTGTTCGTCCGGAATGGCGGCGCAAATAAAGACTTTACTCATTTTGTTTTACCTCATTACAGATTTAAGGGTGAACAAATCCCTGCCATTGCTGGCATATAAGAATGAAACCGGATATTTATTACGGAACTGTTTTAAAGACCTGCCGGGATTTCGTTATTATCCTGGTGAATAACTTTATCGACCGGGTAACAGTTACCGGGAATTTTCTGTTCGGTTGCTGCAGTCACACACTCCTGCATTGTCCTGTGAACACTGACTGCAATATCAACTGGCTCTCCGGAAACAAGAAAAACTGTCAGAACAAGTGCAAATGCTGTATTCATTGCCAGCATCCTTTTTGTATCGGACGTAAACGGGCCAGCATTGAAAGAATGCATATTTTATTTAATAGCTCCCGTTCGTGTTTTCTCTTGTTAATGGCATCTTCAGTAAATACAGGGTTACTGATAGTGACACCAATTTCAAAACAACCTTCAGACGTATTAACGTTTGGTAATAACGTTTCCATTATCGCGTCCTCAACAATGAATTTTGTGATGCGGTGCCTGGTGCCTCCAGGTGACGTTAACCAGTTAACAATTAACGCCGGATACAGAGAATCCACCCATAACACTGTTTTTGGTTTTAACTGTTCCGCGTGCGCTCAGCCGCATTCACCACATCACAAAATTCACTTTAAAAAGGGCGGCAGAGCAGTCACGGAGTAAAACTGATACCGCCAAACGTCACCAGAAAATTGATAACAGAGGGCGTTGCAGCGGGGTTGTCACTTAAGCGTATGGTCAACCTGACAACCCGGTGTCCTCAACGGGGGAAGGAATAACCCCGCCATACTTACCGCCGCGCCATTTCGCGGATTGCCACAACCGGAAGCGCACGGTCGACGAAAATTTAACGACAGGCTATCTATGAACCAGCTACCTCGCCGTGCGCTTTCGCGTTATGGTCTGACTTTTCAGGGAAATATCCTTTCAGTAAACTGTCAGTGCCGGATTCTTATCCGTGTCCGGCGCACGACCACACGCTGTCACGAGAGGTCTCCATTCTCAACCAGTAACCTCAATGGAGGATAAAATGTCAGAGCAGGAGTTAAAACTTGGTGCATGTTATTGTGTTCTCAAGGAGCTGGTACACATGCTTCCATCTACTCAGTATCAACAGTTAGTTGGCAATTTAAATCAGCGAATCGAAGCTATGTTAAAATCTGATGGTTTTAATAACGTAGAAACGCTGATGCTAAAAAGATATCTTGATGGATTAATCAGATAACATTTTTTTACGGCGTTCATATTCGTTAATATTTATGAAGCCTGTTGCCAGAAGCAGTTCGTTAATTTCATGGTTGTTTGGCTGTTTCTGGCTCTTTGAGCTGGGATCTTCCACTTCTTTTTCTGCAAATTGTTTTGCTGTATCCTCTGTGCCATGGATATTTAAAGCTGTATCTGAAAACAGCCCAGTAAACGCATCGCGCACATTACGAGCCATATTATCAGTGTCTTTTTTTGTTACCGATTCCAATTCAAGTTCGTTCAGACGATGACGAAGTGTGTGTGCTGCAATCTCCTGGATTGAAGGAGGTAAATCTTTAAATTCCATCGTCAACCTCATCAGTCAGTGTTTCTTGCTAACCAGCGATGCGCGCCAGCTGCGGTTTTAAACGTTTTACTTTTGGTATACGTCATCGCGGTGAAGGTGCCGTCCTGGTTAGGGAACACACCGCATACCAGAGATTCGTTGTTGCCAAGATCGATAGTATCCATGCTGACCTCATTTCCCCTTAACGCCGGGGTAGCGGAACAAAAACCTGCTGCATAGTTATTAAAGTTGAACCCTGCCGTCATGTTCTTACGCCTCGGGCTGGCTACTTACCCCCTGACCACTGCTTGGTAACTCGAAGTATTGCCCGGCGTTCTGTGGGGCGGGGTGGGTTGGTATGTTGTTAAGGTAACAAGAGTTACCTTTCGAGTCAATACAATGTTGCAAAAGGTACATTCGAGGGCATAAAAAACCCGCAATGAATGCGGGTTCTGACTCAGTCTAAGTATTGATGTATTTGTGAAACTTTACCTTTAATGGTGTAACCACCATTAAGTTCGATGGGTTTGTAAAGCGGATTCAGTGACAACAGATAGATGTTTGGTCCGTCAATCGCAACTTTTTTTAGTGTTACGTTTGGCGTTCCTTCCAATTGGATTAAGATTATTTTTCCCACCAGTTCTCTAATGTTACTTGAGCATGGTGTGATCAGCACGGTAGATCCGTCGGGGATGGTTGGGAGGCCGTTAGAGTTTGTCATCGCATCTCCCTCAACATGCAATAAAAAAGAGTTTTCAGCGGTTTTTGTCATGACATCAACCCAATTCTTAATACCAGGAATCTCGGTTACTGGACAACTCATATCCCAATAACCAGCCTGTTCCCACGTTAAAACGGGCAACCGGGCGATGTTGTCACTAATGTAAGGGTACTGATTCAGACGCAGATCATCGGCTTTATCGTGACCGTCCTTTCCATAAAGAATCCATTCAGGAGATTTGGAAAGCAATTTTGACAGTAGATACAAATTCTCACCGTCAGGTTTTGAAGAGCCATTTTCCCATTTTGTTACGGATACACGAGATATGCCGATTGCTTTCGCAACCTGCTGTTGGGTTAATCCAACGTCTTTTCGACGATTCCGAATACGTTCGCTGATAGTGTTTTTCATGTAACCAATGTTACTACCAAGTGATGTTGCTATGGTTGACATTGTTATGTAACTATTGTTACCCTTCTGCTCGAAATAACAGGAGAGTTTTATGTTCAAAGATGATGTTCTGCGCTATTTCAAAAAAAAGCGACTAGTAGCTGAGGCTCTTGGAATTTCACATGTGGCTGTTGTGCGGTGGAAAGCAGTTATTCCCAAACTTCGCGCAATGGAACTGGATGAAATTACTAACGGTGAATTGAAATACAACCCAGAACTTTACAAGAAGCAGGATAGCACCTCAAACGAAGGAAAGAATGATTCATGAAAATCAAGCATGAACACATCCGCATGGCGATGAATGTCTGGGCGCATCCGGACGGCGAAAAAGTGCCGGCTGCGAAAATTACCAAAGCGTATTTCGAGCTGGGAATGACGTTCCCGGAACTGTATGACGACAGCCATCCGGAAGCCCTGGCCCGTAATACCCAGAAAATTTTCCGTTGGCTGGATAAAGACACCCCTGATGCTGTTGAAAAAATGCAGGCTCTGTTACCGGCGATCGAAAAGGCGATGCCGCCTTTGCTGGTGGCCCGTATGCGCAGCCACAGTTCTGAATATTACCGTGAGATCGTCGAACGGAGGGATCGGCTGGTGAAGGATGTCGATGATTTTGTTGCGTCAGCGGTTGTTTTGTATGACCAGATGAATCGCGGCGGCCCGGCAGGGAATGCTGTGGTGATGCACTAAAAGCACGGTGTTCGGGGGTTTTATGAGCAGCAAGCTTCATGGTCTTGTCTGGGAAGGGTGCGCCTTCACCGGCATGATCTTATCCAGGGTGGCGGTTATGGCCCGTCTTGCAGACTACAGCAATGACGAGGGCGTGTCATGGCCTGCCATTGAAACTATCCGGCGTCAGATCGGTGCAAGAAGTGAATCCACAGTGAAATCGGCTATTGCAGAACTGGCGAAAGAGGGCTGGCTGACGAAGGAAGAGCGTAAGGTCGGTGGGCGTAATGTAAGCAATATCTATCGGCTTAATGTGGAAAAACTCGAAGCAGCTGCGGCGGCGGCGCGTGAGTCATATAAACCGAAAAGAAAAATTAGCCCGGCAAAAAATGACCCGTTAACAGTTGACCCGTCAAATATTGACCCCTCAACGGTTGACCCGTCAAATTTTGATGGATCAACTGTTGATAAAAAACTGCCGATTAGGGGGGCGATGATTGACCCCGATCCGTCAGTATTAAAACCTGATCCGTCAGATAAAAGATCTTCTTGTCCGGACGCTTCGCAACCGGACCCGCAGACGGCTGAACAGGATTTTTTAACCCGACACCCTGACGCGGTTGTGTTCAGTGCGAAAAAACGCCAGTGGGGAAGTCAGGAAGATTTGGTGTGCGCACAGTGGATCTGGGGACGAATCGTGAGTCTTTACGAGCAGGCGGCCAGCTATGATGGCGAGATCACTAGACCGAAAGAACCCAACTGGACAGCATGGGCCAATGACGTTCGCACAATGCGGATGCTGGATGGCAGAACTCACAGACAAATTTGTGAAATGTTTGGGCGTCTCCAGCGGGATTCGTTCTGGGTAAAAAACATCATGAGTCCGGCAAAACTCCGGGAAAAATGGGATGAACTGGTTATCCGCCTGGGGCGTTCGCCTGCGCAGCGTTGCGTGAATCACATTTCTGAACCGGACACTGAAATTCCGCCGGGCTTCAGGGGGTAAGTGTTAATTTCTGGTCATGAGGTAATTTTCAGGAGGACTTGTGGCAAAAGTTTTTACACAAGAAGAGCGGGAAAAAATTAAAGGGCTGATCGTGGAATTCGTACGCCTTAACGGACGAGGCACGATTCGGCAGTTATCGGATGAAATTGGTGTCAGTCATACGTCTGTCGGTCGTTTATGCATGGAGCTGGCCGCCAGTGGTGATGTTTACAATTCCGGTTACGGAGTATTCCCGTCTGAGCAGGCGCGCAAGGACTGGCAAAACGCCCGCAAAAAAACTCTCAAGGGCAAAGCTGAAGAAACCATCTGTGGTTGATCCGGACCTTATCTGGCTATTACCTGACGGAGAAATACGTCGCTACGACAGGCGTCAGAACATAATCTGTCGCGAGTGCCGGAAGAGCGAAGTTATGCAGCGCGTACTGGCGTTTTATCAGGGGAATTTTCAGGAGGTAGCGCAGTGAGTGCACCGGCAACCATTCTTGATATGTGCTGTGGCAGCCGTATGTTCTGGTTCGATAAGAATGACGACCGGGCGATATTTAGCGATATCAGAAAAGAAGAGCACACATTGTGTGATGGACGACGCCTGATTATCAGTCCTGACCTGATAGCAGATTTTCGAGCATTACCATTTGCAGACGCATCGTTTCCGGTTGTTGTATTCGACCCTCCGCATCTTGAGTGTGTTGGTGATAAAGCCTGGATGGGAAAGAAATATGGACGGTTGAATAAAGATACCTGGCGTGATGATTTGCGGCAGGGATTTAAAGAAGCTTTTCGTGTGTTGTGGCCACATGGCGTTCTGATTTTTAAATGGAATGAAACGCAAATATCTGTCCGCCAGATATTGGCACTAACCGACGCGAAACCAATCATCAGCCAGCGCACCGGTAAGAACGATAAAACACATTGGATTATTTTTGTGAAGGAGGCGACCAGTGGGTAAATCAAAATGCCAGGTTTATGGCAACAAGATAGAACCGTGTACGACCCTGGCAAAATCCCTTGAGCATGATGCTGAATACACGATGCGAAAAGGTCTGCTGATATACAAAATCTGGAATGAGAGTTTAACTCGCGGTCCTGATTTTGTGATGTTGCGTTCCGGTGAATTTTCTAAATTACCAGTTCGGGTTTCATTTTGTCCGTTCTGTGGTGAAAGTCTGAAAACGTGGGAGAACAGAAATGAATGAAATTAAAGAAATACCAGTAGTACGTGATGAATATGGCTACTGGACGCATCCTGAATATGAAAAATTCTGTGACGGTCGGGAATATATTTCAACGGAAGAGTTTAACGCCTGGATGGAGGAAAATAATCTTCAATACGTCCTCTGCTTCAGAGATGAAGGATGTGCTGACCTTGATGCGTGTGATGCTGATATTTCTGCATGGGAACCGGAACGACCAGAGGGCAATGGATGGTTTATTGGTTCAATACATGACACCGAAGATGGCCCGGTTTGTGTATGGCTGAGAAATAAGGCCGAAGCATAAAGGCTATAAACCGACTAACAACTAAATACTGAAGATTTAAATCAGAAACGATTTTTATTAAATCCTTAACCGGAGGGATTCCTGCACCCTCAGAACATCAGGAGGCCGTCCGAAAGGGCGGTAGTGAAATGCGAAAATTCAAAATAATTATTGAAACGGGAATAGCCGGTGGAGATTTCGAGGATGAATTCGAAGTGGATGATGATGCAACACCAGATGAAATACAGGATGAAGCTAAAGATATTTTCTTTAACTACTGCAATTACTCATACCACGAAATAAAAGACGAAGAGGAAGAACAAAATGGCTGATTTTGGTTCAACTAAATATAACGCCAGTTTTGAAGAATGGCATGAACTGTTAATGGATTATGCAGAGTTACGCGGTGGAAGTGCCGCTGATGCTGAAGCATGGCGTGATGATTATGAAGCAGGGAAAACACCGGTCGAAGCATATTGTGATGAGTGGGGCGATGAATGAGCGAGATTAATTATCAGGAAGGGCATGAAAAGGTAGGGCAGGCAAAACCAGTGGCATGGCGATATCGCTACGTGAAAAAAGGCGTTACAGACTTTCAGGGGAAGCAGTGGGTTGGTGACTGGAAATATGTCCCGACAAAAGAGGATTGTAACGACAGACCAAACTATGAAATTCAGGCGTTATTCACGGCCCCGCCAGCTTCGGTGACATCAGAAGGACTGGTTAAAGCTGTGCGCTTTTATGAACAGGTACGGCGTGAGGATCCGCCAGTTGAAACCGGAGCATGGAAAGACGCTATTGACTGGGTACTCAAGGAGGCCTGCCTGGTTGTAAACACGGGCATCAAAGGAGGCTGAATGGGTATTGCCGCAAGTTATACCATGCATCTCTATTGTGATTGCCGCCAGTGTACGGATGGCAAATATCAGTCGCCAGATTTTGGTGAGTATATCGGTACGTCATGGGCTGGCTGTGCAAAAGAGGCACGTAAAGATGGGTGGCGAATAAGTGCCGACAAAACGCGTGCTTTTGCGCCAAGGCATAAAATTTTGAGGAGCAACAAAGGAGAGTGATGTGCCTACATTATTCAGAAAAGAATATCCGCGAAAAAGTAGAGCGACAGAATTTTTGTTTCTCATTCTGTTTATCGTGTTGATGATACCGATATCCCCGTTAATTCTGGTATGGGGAATCGGAAAAATAATTGAGCCAGTTATTGAATTGTATAACGACGTGGTATGGGCTCCGTTCAACACACTGCACAATAAAATTAATCCGTATAAGGAAAACTGATATGGCAACTTTGACAAAAAAAGAACAGGCATGGTTGAACGAATTACAGGACGTTCTTGATCGCTGTCCATCACCGAAAAAAATTGGTTTTTACACCATTGGCGATAAAAGCATTTACCTGTATGACCTACGCCGCATGGATGAAATCATGGAGGCTCTTGATAATCGTTCGTCAATGGATTGGTGTGTTGCTGTCCATGATATGAATGCAGGGTTTGATGAAAAGATTTTGTTCCCCTCATCAGTTGAAAGCACTGCGGGTTAAGGAGTAACACATGACCACTATTACCAAAGAACGTATTGAATTGTTCATTAAAAACCCGCTTGAAAACGGGCTTACCCGTGGTGAACAAATGGAACTGGCACGGATTGCGCTGGCATCGCTGGAAGCAGATCCAGTTAAACGAGTTAACTCAGATCAGATGCGCCGAGTCTGCTTAGAAGCTAATCGCCATTTAGATAAATATGACGCGATGGCGAAAGAGGTAAATAAGTTGCTTGGACGCATCGCCCCGCCAGCGCCGGTAGTGCCGGAAGAAGCAACTCCGGAAAACGTAGAAATGCTCTCTGGCTATGTTTCCACGTACAAATTAACCGATAGCGAGCGCGATATTGCTGCCGAAATATGGAACGCCTGCCGCACCGCCATGCTTCAGTCCGGAAACTTTCGGGAAAGCAAGAATTCGTCAACCAATAATTTTCGGGAAATCCCGGAAGCGTCAACCAGCTCTCCGGTAACTCCGGCTCTTCTGCCTGGTGGTTTCACCATTGAGGAGGCGAAGGAATTACATGAAGACCTGGTACGCAGCCACATAAGCAAGGCCTTAAGTGGCGAAAAGATGAAAAAGAAAGATCGCGATGCTGATTTGCGCTGGATTCATGGCGTTATAGTTCAGGCAGCGTGGTTTGTAAAAGCATCACTGGAGCAGAATGCACTATCGGGCAACTCTCCGGCAACTCCGGATGGTTGGATAAGCTGTAGTGAGCGAATGCCGAATACCAAAACAGCCGTTCTTGTTGCCGTGGAGTTTGACAGGAAAGGTGACTGGCGAATGAAATGGGCTACTTACATCCCCGGGCATCCTGACGCTAATGATGGGTGGATAATTCCTGGTGCGTCGTGGAAACCGTCACACTGGATGCCGCTACCAGAACCGCCGCAGGAGGTGAATCAATGAGCTGGCCTGAAGCATTAACAACGGTAGGAATTGCGATGGCGGTGGCGCTGGTGGTGTATTCGATTTGCCGCTGGGGATAAAAACGGTTTGCGGGAAAAGGAGAGTTAAGTAGAATTGCAGCGGGTGCTTGAGGCTATCTGTCTCAGGCATGAACACCAAAAGGCAGATAGAGAAAAGCCCCAGTTAACATTACGCGTCCGGCAAGACGCTTAACATTAATCTGAGGCCATATCTATGCTCTACACACGTAGGTTAGCCTCTTACGTGCCGAAAGGCAAGGAGAAGCAGGCTATGAAGCAGCAAAAGGCGATGCTAATCGCCCTGATCGTCATCTGTTTAACCGTCATGGTGACGGCACTGGTAACGAGGAAAGACCTCTGCGAGGTACGAATCCGAACCGGCCAGACGGAGGTCGCTGTCTTCACAGCTTACGAACCTGAGGAGTAAGAGACCCGGCGGGGGAGAAATCCCTCGCCACCGCTGATGTGTCAGGCATCCTCAACGCACCCGCACTTAACCCGCTTCGGCGGGTTTTGTTTTTTCTGGTCGTTCTGGTTTACAATCCATCCGTCAGCCTGAACAACTGGCACCTGCTGCGCCAGCAGAGAAAACAGATGGCGCACGATACCAAATTTTACAATTCGGATAACTCTGCCGCCCCTGCCAGCAGGCACGGGCGGCGTTCTCATGCATTCAAATCTGACTGGTATCAGCACGACCCCTGCACCGAAGAACAGGCTGAATGGCTCATTCAGTGTTACCGCGGGCGCGGATGCGAGGTTAAAAAAGCCCTTAGCCTCGACTACCGTCACTGGATAATCTCCGTCAGGCTCCCTTACTCAGAACGGCCAGCGCGTCCGTCCCGCACATTCCAGCAACGGATCTGGAGGTAATGTGCGGGTATTACTTCGATCTGTTCTGGTACCGGAACTCGGTCTGGTTATCGTTAAGCCAGGCCGTGAATCAATGTCAGCATTCCATAACGGCAGAATACTGGTGGAGCCGGAACCAAAAAGCATGCGTAATCTGCCGTCCGGGGTCGTTCCTGCCGCTCGCCAGCCGCTGGTGGAAGACAAAACATTGCTGCCGTTTTTCAGTAACGCACGGGTGATTCGTGCTGCTGGTGGTGCTGGTGCATTGTCTGACTGGCTGTTGCGCCATATTAAATCCTGCCAGTGGCCACACGGCGATTATCATCACAGCGAAACCGTCATTCACCGTTATGGTACCGGCGCAATGGTGTTGTGCTGGCACTGCGACAACCAGCTGCGTGACCAGACATCCGAATCACTCGGGCAACTTGCTCATCAAAACCTGTCAGCATGGATGATTGACGTCATCGGTCACGCAATAAGCGGTACGCAGGAGCGTGAATTATCTCTGGCTGAATTATCCTGGTGGGCGGTCCGCAATCAGGTGGCGGACGCGCTACCGGAAGCGGTATTACGTCGTTCGCTGGGGTTGCGTGCGGAAAAAATTCGCTCTGTGTACAGTGAAAGCGACATCATACCGGGAGAGCAGACCGCCACCAGCATACTGAAGCAGCGCACAAAAAATATTGCGTTACTGCCTCACGTCCACCAGCAACAGAACCCACCACAGGAAAAGACGGTGGTCAGCATTGCCGTTGATCCGGAGTCACCGGCTCAGTATCTCCAGCGCCAGAAATCACAACGGGAAGAGATGCCTGTATACACGCGCTGGGTAAAAACGCAGAAATGCATGACGTGTGGCAATCAGGCAGATGATCCGCATCACATCATTGGTCATGGACTGGGAGGGATGGGAACAAAGGCTGATGATTTGTTTGTTATTCCGTTATGCCGTAAATGCCGTAACGAACTACATGCCGGAGTAAAAGATTTTGAAGAGAAACACGGCAGTCAGCTGTTGTTGCTGATTCGTTTTTTAATGCACGCGAGAAATTCGGGTGTTCTGAAGTGGAAAGCATAAATGACCGAGCGCATAGAATTTGTTTTACCTTACCCGCCGACGGTGAACACTTACTGGCGACGCCGTGGCAGCACATATTTTATCTCGGAGGAGGGAAAGCGTTATCGCCGGGCTGTGGCGCTTATTGTTCGCCAGCAGCGGCTGAAATTAAGCCTGTCCGGAAGGCTGGCGATAAAGGTGATTGCAGAGCCACCGGAT